AGAGGTTGGTGGTGAAGTGGTCAACAGTGGTGTGACCGCTATCATTGTTCAAGATAGAAAAGATTTGTTAGAAAAAAGAGCAGAATTACTAAAGACAGGATATTATGACAACTGGACAGATGAGATGAAGCAGCGTATAATGGAAAGATAATATGAGAAAAATTTGGAGAATATGGGCAAAAGCACTTGGAGATAAATCTGGTAAGAATGATAGAGAAGCAGATTTTGTTGCTCTTATCAGAACTTTTATTTTTCTTCAACTTATAATTACAAATTGTTTTATTGTTGGTGGTAACATCCGACATTGGAATGATCATCATATTCCACCCTCCTATACTATTGCCAATGACTGAACTTAAAGATTGGTTGAACTCCATAAACCAAACTAAAAAAAATTTGATTGATGAAGATCCTCTTTTAGAATCTAAGTATCCTTCATTCATTGTCAATAAATGTATGGCAGGTCATCTTGATGCAGTCATGTTTGCTAATGAGATGAACTTGAATCCTAATCTAGATAAGAAGTTACAGTATGACTTTTATCTAAATACATTGAGATCCAAGAAGAGATTCTCTCCTTGGGTACGAAAAGACGAATTGAAAAACCTTGAATTGGTTAAATCATACTATGGTTATAGTACAGAAAAAGCCAAGCAAGCCCTACCTCTTCTCACAGAAAAACAACTAACATTCATTAGTAAAAAACTTGATACTGGAGGATTGAGATGAGTGTGATTGAACCTGAATATCAGTGGTCACCAGAGAAAATGATAGAGGTGACACTATCTGAACCAGATGATTTCCTAAAAGTTAGAGAAACTCTCACAAGAATTGGAGTAGCATCCAGAAAAGAAAAAAAGTTATATCAATCATGTCATATACTGCATAAGCAAGGAAGGTACTATATCGTACACTTCAAGGAATTGTTTGCTCTTGATGGTAAGAAAGCAAATCTTAGTATAAATGATGTGCAGAGAAGGAATAGAATAACTCAACTCCTATCTGATTGGGGTCTTATAGCAATTGTAAACTCTCATGCTGCAACTGACATAGCACCTCTCAATCAGATAAAGGTTATTGCTTACAAGGATAAAAACAATTGGACTCTTGAGACTAAGTATAATATAGGTAAAAAGAAAGCACCTGAATCTACAACAAGTGAGTAAACCAACCCTTATAATATGTGCAGGGACTGGGTGGTCTGCTACTAGATCACTCATGTTTTCCTTGGAAGGATATAATCATGGGTTATGTAAAGAAGATCATATATTGTATGGTCTATCTCTAAAATCTGATAAACGAAAATATGATCATTTTATTAATAATGAACAAAATATTGATACACAAAATACATATGGATTCACTCATCAAGGTCAGACATTAGAAAAGTACATTGATCTTTACTTAGAAAATTCTGTAGGGTATAAGGGTGTTACTGACTTTACAAATGCAAATCAATTTATAGAACCTTTTTTTCTTAGGAGAATAAAATCAAGATTACATGATGCGTTTGATGTAAAAGTAATGATGATCTTTAGAGATCCTGTTAGGAGATTGTTTTCAGAGGTCTCTGCATTCTATAATAAGAAATGGGCAGGGACTAACCACTCATCATGTAGAGATTATTTTATAGATGTTCTTGAGAATGGTAGTCCTTACCATCAGTCAATAAAATATACTAGATGTTTTAGAAACTGGAACAATGAAGGTTACAATGTACATCCTATAAAGATGGAAAGAATTTACTCAGGTGATATGGTATGGCTCGAAAAATTTCTAGGACACTCTATAGACTTATATCCTACATCATACTATCCAGAAAAAGGGGTTGATGCTCCTCTAATTGAGGGTATTAAGTGTCAGAAATCTGATACCGAAGTTCTATCTGAAGAAGACTATGAATATGCTAAAGGTATTCTCAAACACGAATACGTATTCTGGGATCTTCTTATATGATGCAATCTCTACCTTACTTCTAGTAACAACCGAACTAGTCATATCAAGTGATCTTGTATAATTAGTAGTGTACGCCTTCGGGGTACATTCAAAATAGACGCTCAAAGAGGTCACTATGTTTAACGATGCTAACGCTATTACTTTTACCGTGCCTGAAACTCAGGACTACTTGGCAAAAGTAAGAAAAAATATGATCGGGTTTGATGACTGGTTCACAACCTTCGATCAACACTTCGCAAGTACAAATAACTATCCACCTTATAATACCATAAAGGTTTCTAACCATGAGTATAGGGTAGAGGTAGCACTTGCAGGATTCAAAAAAGAAGATCTAAAAGTCTACACACAAGAAGGAAGACTTATCATTGAAGGTAAGAAAGGTGATGGTGTAGAAGAGAATTATGTTCATAAGGGATTGGCACAACGTGCATTCACACGTCAGTGGTCGTTACCTGAAGAACTTGAAGTCAAAAATGTAAAATTCGAGGATGGATTATTACTAATTGATATTGAGAAAATTGTTCCTGAAGCACAGCAACGAAAAGATTGGCTCTAAATACAGTATAGACTGATGATGGTTAATTGTATTCAAGAGTTCTACGACATATAAAACCCAAGGATCTAAGGGAAACTATATCTCTTAGGTTTACTGACATCCTCAATCCAGTTTTCTGGATTGGGGATTCTCTCAAGCCTGAAGTTAATGAAAAACTGATGAGGTTTGCAGAAGCATTCGCTGCTTATGTTGATCTAGATGAGAGAGCGATAGTAGATGTACTGTTGCTTGGTGGTAACGCAGGGTATAATTACACACAATACTCTGACTTGGATGTGCATATTGTTGTAGATCCTAAGTTCATACCTGATTGTAACCCAGACTTACTTGACCGATATTACATGGACAAGAAAACACTGTGGGAGTTGACTCATAACGTAACTATCCTTGGATCAAAAGCAGAACCTTATATTGAAAAACCTGGCGTTACTCGTAAGAAAAGTCAAGGTGTTTGGAGTATCATGAAGAAAAGTTGGATACAAAAACCAACACCTGTTGAGGGTGATGTTGATGAAAAAGAAATAGAGAAGAAGGTAAACAACTTTATAAATCAAATCAATTCACTGATCAAAGCATCTGATGCTGAAGGTCTCAAGAAACTTGTCAAGAAACTAAGAGACTCTAGAGGCACATCACTACAGAAGTATGGAGAGTATGGGTTCGAGAACATGGTGTTCAAAGAGTTACGTAATCAAGGTTATATTGACAAAATACGTACAGTTGTGGTAAACTTAAAATCACAAAGCTTATCTTTATGATCAAAATTTTATTATTGAAGAACGGTTTGACATTGATCGCTAGACTGGAAGAAATTGGTTCTGAGATGGGAGAACCTGATTGTAAGGTGACAGAACCTTTTGAAATAAAAGGTGAGTATCTAGAGTCATGGCCATCATTCTCTATGCAACGTGAGATGATGATGCACTCAGATAGTTTTCTTACTATACTAGAACCTGATAAGTCACACTTAGATAAGTATCAAGCACTAACTGCAAAGAACGTTACTGAATGAGATATTATACAAACGTACAGATGGTCGGAAATGATTTTCTGGTCAGGGGGTATGAAGGTGGAAAGAGTTTTACATCAAGGGAACCATTTCAACCCACGATGTTCGTTCCTAGTAAGAAGAGAACAAAGTATAAGACACTAGATGGTAAGTATGCACAACCAATACAACCTGGTACTGTACGTGAGACTAGAGAGTTTATAAGGAGTCATGAAGATGTTCAGGGGTTTGAGATATATGGAAACAACAGATACATCTATCAGTATATTTCAGAGAAGTATCCAGAGACTGAGATAAAGTTTGACATCAAGAAGATGAACCTTGTCACTATTGACATCGAGGTCAAGTCTGAGAATGGATTCCCTACAGTAGAAAAGTGTGATGAGGAGATGCTCTGTATCACACTACAGGATTATGCTACCAAAAGGATACTGACATTTGGTGTCGGTCCTTATCGTCATCAAGATAAGATGGTGAAGTATGTCCAGTGTAATGATGAGTATGATTTACTGCAACATTTTATAAATTTCTGGAGTCATAATCCACCAGAGGTTGTGACAGGTTGGAACTGTCAGTTATATGATATACCATACCTTGCTAAGAGAATTACTAGAGTTCTTGGTGAGAAGGCATGTAAGAAACTATCACCATGGGGTCTAGTAACACACGAAGAAATTTATCTACAGGGTAGACCACACTTGATGTATGACATCGGAGGTGTGACAGTCCTAGATTACATGGATTTGTACAAAAAATTTACCTATAAGGCACAAGAATCATACAGACTAGATTATATTGGTGAGGTAGAACTAGGACAGAAGAAACTAGATCACTCAGAGTTTGATACTTTCAAAGATTTTTATACTAAAGGATGGAATAAGTTTGTAGACTATAACATCCAAGACGTTAGACTCGTTGACTCCCTTGAGGAGAAGATGAAACTGATCGAACTTGCTATTACTATGGCATATGATGCCAAGGTAAACTTTACTGATGTTTTCTATCAGGTTCGTATGTGGGATATGATCATTTACAATGATCTAAAAAAGAAAGGTATTGTTATACCACCTAAGAAGGAACAGGATAAGAGTGAGAAGTATGCTGGTGCTTATGTAAAGGCACCTATACCTGGCATGTATGACTGGGTTGTATCATTTGACTTGAATTCTCTGTATCCACATCTTATAATGCAGTATAATATATCTCCAGAAACTATTCTGGATGAGAGATATCCTAATGTAAGTGTTGATAAATTGTTGAATGAAGAGGTAGATTTATCTTCACTTGAGGATGTTACTGTGTGTCCTAATGGTGCTATGTTCACCACCAAGACTCGTGGATTCTTACCCAAACTAATGGATAAGATTTATTCTGAACGTGTTGTCTTCAAGAAGAAGATGATTGCTGCAAAGAAAAAGTATGAGAAAACACCTACGAAAGATCTTGAAAGAGAGATCGCAAGATGTAACAACATCCAAATGGCAAAGAAGATTCAACTTAATAGTGCTTATGGTGCTATTGGGAATAATTACTTTCGTTATTATAAGTTGGCAAATGCTGAGGCTATTACTCTCGGAGGCCAATTTAGTATTAGGTGGATCGAAAACAAGATGAACCAGTACATGAACCGTGTACTAAAAACTACAGGAAAAGATTATGTTATTGCTTCAGATACTGATTCCATTTATTTGCATCTCGGTCCTTTGGTCGAAACTGTATACAAGGGGAGAGAAAAGACTACTGAAGGCATCGTTTCGTTCATTGATAAGATCTGTGAGGTGGAATTTGAAAAATATATTTCGGATTCTTATGAAGCGTTGGCCAAGTACGTAAACGCATACGAACAAAAGATGTTCATGAAGCGAGAAACCATCGCTGAACGTGGAATATGGACTGCAAAAAAACGCTACATATTGAATGCATGGGATATTGAAGGAGTTAGATTTGCTGAACCCAAATTGAAAATGATGGGTATCGAAGCAGTCAAATCATCTACACCTGCACCTTGTAGGAAGATGATCAAAGATGCTTTGAATATTATAATGAATGAAACTGAGAATGATGTTATCAATTACATCGATACAATGAGGAATCAGTTTAGGAAGTTAGATCCTTCCGAGGTTGCATTCCCCAGATCTTGTAATGACGTTGTAAAATATAAAAGTAATCTATCGATCTATGCCAAGGGAACTCCAATACATGTTAGAGGATCTCTTCTTTATAATCACTACATCAAGCAGCATAACCTAGAGGCAAAGTATAGTGCAATCAACAACGGTGAGAAGATAAAATTCGTATACCTTGCCAAACCTAATCCCATACACGAGAATGTTATATCATTCATATCAGATTTTCCTGTGGAATTAGGATTGGCGAAGTACGTTGACTATAATCTCATGTTTGAGAAGTCTTTCTTAGAACCACTCAAAGCAATATTAGATGCTATTGGATGGTCAATAGAAAAACATGCTACACTAGACCTCTTCTTTGTTTGATGCTATAATACAAGCATCTATTATTTCACATGGATTTACCTATCAACGATAAAGAACTCGCTACTATTGTCAGAGCATTGACTCTAGGTGGTGATACTGCATTGTATCAAAAACTAAAATTAGTCAAGGAAACAAGGGATGAAAATCCTGGCGGTCCTTACAAGAAAATTTTACGTGAGTCACACGGGATGGTAATATGATTTTTGAACAGGTGAGTCTTGTAACTGGTGGGTTTGATCCCATACACTCAGGACATCTTCGTTATTTTACTCAAGCAAAGGACTTCTCAGATTATCTTATAGTAGGATTGAATGGTGATCCATGGTTGAAGCGTAAGAAGGGACAGTACTTTCAGTGTTGGACAGAACGTGCAGACATTGTACGTCATCTTGACATGGTTGATGCTGTTATCTCTTGGGATGATAGTGATGACTCTGCCTGTGGTGCTATTGCAAAATGCCTAGAGATTTCTGACTCCGTTATATTCTGTAACGGAGGAGATCGTGGTAAGGAAAATACTCCAGAAGTTCTGGTGTATGGAAACGAACCAAGAGTAGAGTTTCATTATGGCATAGGTGGAACTGACAAAATGAATAGTAGTAGTTGGATATTACACAATTACTTCAATAGACAACGTAAACTTTTAGGCATATGAAATGTTGGCACTGTAATACTGAACTCATCTGGGGTGGGGATCATGACATTGACGAAGATGAGAGCATGGAGTATGATATGGTTACAAACCTAACATGCCCAAAGTGTGAATCTTACGTTGAGGTTTATCATAAATTTAAAAAATAATTATGGATTTTCTAAAAGAAATAGTAAAAGAAATTGGATCAGACTACGCACAAATCGCATCCGATAAAGAAGTTAGCGACACGTTTATCGATACAGGATCATATATCTTTAATGGATTGGTGTCTGGTTCCATTACTGGTGGGGTATCTAGTAATCGTATTACTGCCATCGCTGGTGAAACCTCTACTGGAAAAACTTACTTCGCCCTCGCTGTTGTCAAGAATTTTCTGGATAACAATCCTGATTCCTATGTTCTATATTTCGATACAGAATCTGCTATTAATAAAGAACTTTTAGAGTCTCGTGGTATAGATACTAAAAGAGTTGCTATTGTAGAAGTTGTCACCATTGAGGATTTCCGTGGTAAAGCTTTGAAAGCAATTGATATGTATCTGAAAACTCCTACAGAGGATCGCAAACCTTGTATGTTTGTGCTAGACTCTCTAGGTATGCTTTCTACTGAAAAAGAAATCAGAGATGCACTAGAAGACAAGAACGTCAGAGACATGACGAAATCACAACTTGTCAAGGGTGCATTCCGCATGCTCACACTCAAATTAGGTCAAGCAAATGTCCCACTCATTGTCACAAATCATACGTACGATGTCATCGGAGCTTATGTACCAACGAAAGAAATGGGGGGAGGTTCTGGACTCAAGTATGCAGCAAGCACAATCATATATCTCGGAAAGAAAAAGGAAAAGGATGGCAAAGAAGTCATCGGAAACATTATCAAAGCGAAGACTGTCAAGTCACGTTTGAGTAAGGAGAATAAAGAAGTAGAGATACGTCTTTATTATGATGAAAGAGGTCTTGACAGATACTATGGTCTTCTAGAATTAGGAGAGATTGGTGGTCTATGGAAGAATGTTGCTGGTCGCTATGAGATAAACGGTAAGAAATTATATGCCAAGGAGATATATAAGAATCCTGAAAAGTATTTCACTCCAGAAGTCTTACAAGCATTAGATGAAATAGCATATCAGGAATTTAGTTATGGTAACTAGTTTACCTTTATTTCCAATACCAATATGCCTATACAATTACGGAGAAGATAGTCATGAATTGAATATTCAGTTGGCAACTGATATTCTAAATGAATCTGATAGAGATCCAAGAGGAAAACAAAATAGTAATTTTGGTGGTTGGCATAGTAAAAGTGATCTAGAAATAAAATACCCTAGTTTTAATTCACTAAGAAAAAAGATAGAAGAGTCTGCAAATGATTATTGTATTAGGCATGGATATCAATCAGGATTAACTTGTGAAAATTTGTGGGCTAATATAAATGAAACTGGTGATATGAATGTTGGACATCATCATAACAGGTCTGCATTGTCTGGAGTCTACTATCCTGTTGAGTATATCATTGACAACAAATGCAACTTCAATTATACTAAGGGCAACCCAATACAACCAGGTATATGGGATGGTAAGAAAGGAGGATCTATTTACTTTCAAGATCCTTCTTATGGTTTGAAGGCAGGACTTAGAAAAGGTGGTAAACCTAATGCTTATACATTAGATGCATACCATACATATCCTGTTGCTGGACTTTTGATTATATTCCCATCTTATCTTATTCACTGCGTAACACCATTCAAAGAAAAACTAAAAAGGATAAGTATTTCCTTCACTGCTAATTATGGAAAGAGTACCACTAACGATACTCAAAAATCTACTTCATGATGAACAATACACACGTAAGGTTTTACCTTTCGTGCAACCTGAGTACTTTGAAGAAAGGTCTGACAGGGTTATCTTTGAAGAGATTGCTTCTTATCTAAAAGATTATGATGGTCTTCCCAGTAAGGAAGTACTTCATATTGAGATAGAGAAGAGAACAGATCTCTCTGAAGATGAATTCAAATTATCTGAACAACTTGTAGATTCATTAGAGTCAATTGAATCTGATAATGAATGGATGCTTGACACTACTGAGAAGTGGTGTAAAGAACGTGCTATTTACTTAGCACTGATGGAGTCTATCAAGATTGCTGATGGACAGGATGAGAAGAAACAACCTGATGCTATACCATCTATTCTTTCAGATGCTTTAGCAGTAGGATTTGATCAACATGTTGGACACGATTACATAGATGACTCTAAGGACAGGTTTGCTTACTACCACAGGGTTGAAAACAAAATACCATTTGATCTTGAATACTTCAACAAGATTACGTCAGGTGGACTCTCTGATAAAACTCTCAACATTGCTCTTGCTGGCACTGGTGTTGGTAAGTCTCTATTCATGTGTCACGTTGCCTCTAGTGTGTTACTACAAGGTAAGAATGTTTTATACATCACTCTTGAGATGGCAGAGGAGAAGATTGCAGAGAGGATAGATGCAAACTTACTCAATACAAATATTCAAGACATAGCAGAATTACCACACTCTACCTTCACTAAGAAGATTGATAAACTTGCAGCAAAAACAAAAGGTAAACTAATCATCAAAGAATATCCTACAGCGTCAGCACACTGTGGACATTTTCGTGCGTTGTTACAAGAACTTAAGTTGAAGAAATCATTTGCACCTGATATAATATTTGTAGATTATCTAAACATTTGTGCTTCATCACGTTACAGAAGTGCAGTAAACGTAAATTCTTATTCTTATGTCAAAGCAATTGCAGAAGAACTTCGAGGACTGGCAGTTGAAACAAGAGTACCAATCTTCTCGGCAACGCAAACTACAAGGTCTGGCTTTGCTAGTAGCGACCCTAATCTTACTGACACTTCAGAAAGCTTTGGTCTTCCAGCTACTGCTGATCTTATGTTCGCTTTGGTCAGCACCGAAGATCTGGAGGGACTTAATCAAATAATGGTCAAGCAGTTGAAGAATAGATATAATGACCCTACTATGAATAAAAGATTTGTAGTTGGTATTGATCGTGCAAAGATGAGATTATATGACTGTGAGCAGTCAGCACAGGATGATATACTTGACGATGTAGAAGTAGTAGAGTATAATAAATCTGAAGAATCAAAAGCAAAATTTAATGACTTCAAGTTTTGATAAGTATACACGTTTTGTCAATAGTGTTACAAGTTTACCCTCTAAAGACTCCGACGCTTTTATATACCGTCTACAAGAACTTGGTGGTGATGTCGCTATTCAACGCCTTCTTACTGCTGCTGTTGGGATTAGTGCCGAGTCTGGTGAGTTTATGGAAATTGTTAAGAAAATGATATTCCAAGGCAAACCATGCAATGAGGATAACTTAGAGCATCTAAAGATAGAACTTGGTGATGTGTTATGGTATGTGGCACAAGCATGTATGGCATTGAATATATCACTTGAAGAAGTTGCTGATATGAATATCAAGAAACTTGAGAAGAGATATGAAGACGGTCACTTCTCTGAATTCTACTCTGAGAATAGGAAAGAAGGTGACAGATAACTATTGCTTTACATCCCTAAAGATAGGTGATAAGTATGATGCAGGTTATGTAAACAAACTCTATAATATGGTGCGTCTACAATCAGACGTACCATTTTTTTGTTTCACAGATAATACTGATGGGTTGAATAAAAATATAGAAACCATTGATATGGATGTCACCGAGTATCAAGATTGGTATAGGTGGTGGCCAGCATGGTGTAAGATATTGATGTTCAATCATCTACATGAGTTTGATCGTAAAATATTTTTTGATCTTGATGTTATTATTCATGGTGATATAACACCAATACTAGAGCATGATGAAAATTTTTCTCTTGTATATTCTAAATGGAAGGGAGTAAAATTCAAGATAAAAAATAAAAATAAATCTATGTACAATTCAAGTTGTATAGTATGGAAAGATAATAGAGATGTATATGAATATTGGAATATGAATGCACAACATTTTGTATCTTTGTATGGTGGCACAGATGACTTCTATCACAACGAAAAGATACCAAGAACTGCTCTACCATTAATCTTTTATTCTTATCGTGACGGTGCTAAACCTGATCAGTTGAGAAGTTTTTTGATGAGAGAAGATCATGCTGTTGCTATACTACATCAAGAACCTAAAAACCATACTCTCAATGAAGATGAACATCCTATAATAAAATATTGGGTATAAAATAAATACCTCCATGATGGAGGAACGATGAACGATTTAGTTGTATTCATTTACGGTATAGGGTTTGCATGTGTGACTGGTGCTGCCTTTGCATTCATGTGGAAGAGTATGAGCATTGTGCAAGATGAATTGAAAAAACCCGTAAGAAAACGTCACCCAGAGATGGAGGACGTTAAAAATGGTGATGAGCTTTTAGTATTCCGTGCGGAGGAGAAGAGAGAATGAGTGCAGCAACCGAAAGACAAGAGAATGTCTCAAGGTTATTTTTTGAGACATTTTTGAATGCCAGTGGTGACTTGACAGATTTCCAACAAAAAGAATTAGAGAGAAAAGCATTTGATAAAGTTGGTGGGATATATCCCAATGCACCAGAGAGATGGAAAGAAAATTACTATAAACAAATCACTGCTATAGGAAGATACTTTGTAGTAAAAGGATTTACTAGAGGTGGATGGAGATTCTCTAGGGGTAATGGTATGATGGGATATTTGAATAGTGTGGCACAACAAAAGTGTGGAGTGTCTACGTTAGATAACTGGGATCCCATGGATATTGTAGGTGTAAAGGTAGGATCGGAAGGTATAATAAGACAGACATTGGAGGCTATGTGTATAAATCCACAGACTAATGATCAGAGACAAGCAAATAGAGACATTCTAAACTCTGTGATGGTAGAAATGGTAGAGGCAAAAAAATTACTTCCTATATCACTCAAGTTTATAAACCAAAATGAAAGACCTAACTTTGAATTGAGTCCTGATCTATCAGATCCAGCTAGAAATGCAAGAAAGAGACATGTATGGAAGTGTAAAGATATGACATGTGATTTGGAATGGGATGTCAACGCTCGTGCATGGAGAAATGCACAAGAAATATCTTGGAAGATGGTAGATGATGGTAGTTCTGGTAGAAAAGCAGCGACTATAATAATACAGGGAAGATCATTCATTGCAAGATCGGCAAGAGAAAAACCACAGCATGAGGGTACACCTGAAGGTGCAGGTGCTAAACTAGGTAAAGCTGCTATTACAGAACTAGAAAACTTTTTATCTGCAATAGGAGTTAGTAATCCTGTACCTGGCAAACAACTTACGTCTCATCCACACATACCTAAAATAGGTGAACCTTGGGAACCACATAAAGCTTACTGGATAAACAAACAATCAGCATTAGCATCAGCAAATATAGGCGGTTCTAATATAAATTTCAATTCGCCAGGTGCATATGGAGGTGAAGATGGTGATAAAAAAGGTTTTGCTGCTGCATTAGATGCTGCATGTAAAGCAGATGAAGAAGGTTTGATGACTGCTGCTGATGCAAAGGCACCTGCAGGTAACAGATTATGTGCTAAACTATGGGGGTTAGAATGGTTGAGTACTTATCAGAAAATACACTCTCAAGGTAAGTGGAATCCTTTTATGCATCAGATGTTACATGCATGTAAGAAAGAATTGCCAGGTATGGGACCTTTTATTAAGATAGCAGGTTTATGAATAAACTAATTGACGCATTAGTGATGGAGTACACTTACAAAAAGCGTAGAAAACAACTTGAGAACTATGAAATAAAAGACTTTATGCGGTTTTTTATTATCTTCACTGAGAGTGATGATAAATATAAACAAATGCAGACTTCTGGTCTAGCTTTTATACATCGTAATCGTAAAGAAATTTACCAAAAAATAAGTGAAGCAGTTCCTAACATTCATAACCGAGGCAAGGGTTACCAAAGCATCCTCTCAAGCAAAGAGATTGGGTCTGGTAGGTGACGGTCATGGTGACTGGTATGACAAACAAGGTAATCTAAAGGCTAAAACTGTCGGTGGTGAACTAAAAATGTTCACTGGTAGAGAAAGACAGGATGATGCAGTGGTTGATGAACCTGCTGCACAAGGATCGATAGCACCTAGAAGCGGTTTTGCTAAAGATATAGTAAACAATTTAGGTCTCGTACCACCATCTTCCAGTCAAAATGGAAGTGGTTCAGGTGCTGGAACTGGATCTCAAGCATCATCTGCTATATCACAAGCAAAATCCTCAGGTCCTCTAACAATTGCTTTTGATAAGTTTGATAGTGATGAGGTATCTAATAATATTATTGCTGCAGTAGAAGAACTATCACAGGGTGGTACATATTATATTTTCCCTAGTAGAGATCAAGATATAGATGAGTTGAAAGTTATGTATCCACAAATCAGTGAGTCAATTATTGATGATAAGAATGCTGAGACAATATATGATGTGTTACAGTCTTTATATGAAAACGGTTTTGATGCTATTAATATTGTAGTAAGAAGATCAAGAGCAAAAGCAATTACCGATTTAGCATATGAGCAAAACGGTCAGATGTATCAGTATACTATGCTCAATGTTATTCCTGTAGATGAGAAGACTATTCGAGAACAATATATTGCAGGTGAGATTTTTAATATAGGAGCAGAAGTTGAGTATGGTAATAGGTCTGGTAAAGTAATTAGGAGAGGTGCTAATCATCTTATTTGTGTTGATGAAGAGAAAGAAATGTTTAGATGTTGGATATCTGAAGCTAAAGAAACCTCAACTTTTCATTTACCAGTTGAGTTCTGACTAAATAAATAAGATAAGATCAAAAAGAGACATGAGTAATCCTTGGGCATCCTCTTATGATGCATTACGAGCACCATATTTGCAAGAGAAAAAGGCAAAGAAGGACTATGATGGTGACGGTAAAGTTGAATCTGGAAGCAAAGAACATGCAGGTGTAGTTCATAATGCTATACAGAGGGCTAAGGGTGGCAAACCAGATGGTAAGGATACTAGAAAGGAAGAGACTGTTAGAGAAGGAATGAAGCAAGCACGTAAGAACGTGGGTGCTGATACTTGTTGGGATGGATATAAAGCAAAGGGAACTAAGAAGAAAGGTGGTAAGGAAGTTCCTAACTGTGTAAAAGAAGAGGAGATAGATGAAGGTAGCATGAAGCAAGCACGTAAAAATGTAGGTGCTGATACTTGTTGGGATGGTTATAAGGCAAAAGGAACTAAGATGAAGAATGGTAGATCAGTTCCTAACTGTGTAAAAGAAGAAGACATTGAAGTAAATCATATTGATGGTAGTAAGACTCAGATTATTGATGTAGTCAAAGCACCTAAGATGCCATCTGCTGGAGATATCATGGAGAAGAAAGGTCTATGGGATAACATCCATGCTAAGAAGAAGAGAATGAAGGCAGGGTCTGGTGAAAAGAAAGCAAAACCTGGTGATGAGGATTATCCAAAGACACTGAATGTAGAAGCGAAAAAGCAATACTATAACTGGAGAGAGGATTTTATCTGGGAAGGACCAGCAACAGCAAAGGATCCAAAACTGGATGTAAAAGAGACTGGAGTAAAGAATAAAATTGAGGTCAACCCTGAGGTTAAGACCGAGGAAAAAAAAAAATCTAGCTCATACAGCTCCACTATCTGATCGTGTTCAGAATTGGTCTAAGACTAAGAAGACTGAAGATTATCATAGCGGAAAAGGTGAAATAAAACAGAAGAGAACTCAGAACTGGATGAAGAAGAAGGGGATGAAGGGTGCTCCTGGTTTAGATGCTTATAAGGCAAGACAGAAAGAACACGAGGATAGTCGTGGTAAGAAGATGCGTAAGGAAGAGGCGATAGATGAGATAGCAAGGAAGCATCCAAAGTTAGAAGAGAATCCTTATTCAATGAAAAATAAATTGAAGATGGTTGGATCATCTATTAAAGATAGAGTGAAGCAAAAAGCAAGAGCTTTGACAACTACTCATAAGGAGGGAACATCTTACGGTTTATATAAAGGAGATGGTAAACCCAAAGGTACTATGGCAAACTTTGTTGATGCAAAGAAAAAGAAGAAGGAGACAGTAAAAGAAGTTTTGGGAGGAGTACCTAATGACGGATACATTGGACATCCAAATCTAAACATCAAAAATCCATTTGCTAAGAAACAAATCAAAAAACCAGTGATGCCAGGTTCAACAGGTGGTGGTATTATCAATCAAACTGCTGGAAAACTTGGTGATCGTAACATGATGCTTCAAAAACTAATGAACCAATCATTCAAACCTGAGGGTGAGATGGTAGAAGCATACGGTGGTAGAGGTTCATCAAGAAAAGCAAGATTATCATCCATTCATCCCCCTACAGCAAAAGCAGCAATCAAAAATATCCCTGACGATACAAGTGATAGGGGATCAGGAAACAAAGCAAAGAGAAGAATGAAAAATATAAAGGAATTTTTAGCTGGAGTGCCTGAAGGCGAGGTGATTGATGAGATGCCAAAGGATATTCAAAACACTCTCAAGGGTGGATTGAGTAGTGCAAGAGATCAGTTCCTTGATAAAGGTAAGGTTGATGTGAAAGGAACACTCAAAAATACTCTCAAAAATGTTCTCAAAACTAACACAGTAACTAATTTCTTAGATAAAAGTTCTTACGAACCACAAGGTGAGATGATTGAGATGAATATGTCAGGTCAAGAAGCACAATTAAAAGCAAAACAAAATAGAGAAAAAACTGTAAAGACACAGATATTAAATAAAAAATTACAATTAGTAAGAAAAGGTCAAGGTCAAAGTGTTCAAGCATCTTACGAACCACAAGGTGAGATGATTGAGGCAAAAGATAATTGCGGTTGTGGGAAAAATCCTTGCGAAACCTATGGTGAGGGTAAAGAAATTCCTAAAAATGTAAAGAAAATTGCTAAAGAATTAGACAAGGCAGTTGCCATGCATAAGGATCAAGCAAAAAGATTAAGAGCAGCAGGTGTTTCTGAAGCAAAGGTAGATGAGAAGTTACCTGATTATAAGAGAGCAACTGCTAGAGATAAGAGATATGGTAATCCACATGGATCACTTGAAGTAGGTGCTGGTATAAGAAGAGATAGAAGAGCAGATCATGAAGAAAGAAGAGGTAAAAAAACTAAGGTAAAGGAAGGTGTAAAGTATTATAGTGGTCAAGATAGAAATCCTAATACTGGTCTACCTAAAGGACTAAAGAGTTCTGGTGGATCTAAGAAAGAAAAACCTATGACAGGTGTTGACTATAGTAATATTCAAGCAAGTTACAAACCAAGGTTCAGTGTCTTTGATGAAGCTGCTGATCGTAAGATGGCTAGAGCAACTGATCAACAACTTGCTGATGCACATAAGAAGTACAGTGGTATGGATCAGTCATCTCCAGCTAACGCTCATATGACAAAGAGAATTACAAGGGAGATGAATAGAAGAAAGAAGGCAGCAAAGAAAAAAGTAGATGAGGCAGTAGGTGTTTCATCAGAAGTTTCAATGTCCAGAGCAAGAAAGGAAGCAGAACTACAGAGAAAGGAAGCACAACTAAAAAATAAGAAGATGCGTAAGGAGCATCATCAGAAGGATTCTAATGGTAAAGTGATAGAGCATGGTGGTGGTTCACCTAGTTCTTTAGATGAATTGAATAGGTATGAAAAAGAAAAAGGTACTGATACCAAGACAGGTAAACCCGTAACAAAGGGTGGAACTGCCAAGAATGATAAAGCATTTCAATTTGTAGCCAAGAAATATGCAAGTCAACGCATGGGTGCTAATCAATCTAAGAAAGTGAAAGGTGCTAAGTCTGATGAGGGCACTGGTAGAATTACTAGAATGTTGGCAAAGAAAAAAGATCAACAGGCAAAGAAAAAAGCATTAGATGCAAAGGCAAAAGCAGCAGGTTACAAGAGTACACAGGATTATGTGAATGTTCAGGCAGTCCGTAAAGGAGGTCTAGGAACCTAATGTCATGCCCTGAAGGTCAGTACTTTTGTAATGATAGACAAAAATGTATGCCTATTCCTAAAGGAAGTAAGGTACGGAAGGATGGTGAACTTGTTAGTGAGGTAGCACCACCCTCAAAAAAACATGAGAGGATGGTAAAACACATAAAGAAATCTTACAAAAAGGATGGCAAACTAACTAAGGATGAGAAATCTATTGCTTATGCTACTGCTTGGAAAAATTACAAGAAAAAAGTTGTAAACGAGCAACCAATAAATACAAATACATTATTCAGGAAAGAAATGGTATTGGTACCTGAATCAGTTAGAGATCAATTCAAACCTAGTTTGAAGGATGAGTTACTTTCTAAAGCAGATAAAAAATATAAAAAAGCAAAATCTTTCAAACAGTTCAAGAAAGATGCTGCTCAATCATCATTGAAGAGAGGTGAGGTAAGAAAATATGACAGCAAAACTGGCACATATGTGAGTAATAAGAATGAAGAGGTAGAAATACAAGAGAAGTCTGCTGCATGGCAACGCAAGGAAGGTAAGAATAAGACTGGTGGTTTGAATGAGAAGGGTAGGAAGTCTTACGAACGTGAGAATCCTGGTTCTGACTTGAAAGCACCACAACCTGAGGGTGGTCCTAGAAAGAGATCATTCTGTGCTAGAATGGGTGGTGTAAAAGGACCTATGAAGAAACCTGATGGGTCTCCGACACGTAAGGCACTAGCACTCCGTAAGTGGAAGTGTTAGAGCATATATAATACACGTACACAGTATTATTATGACTAAATTTCTACTACCTATTGCTATCAATGTTATCAATAAAGCAGTAGACAAGATCCCAGAGGATCTAGAAGAAAAACTCAAGGAGTTTGTCATCGGACTTCTAAAGAAAGCTGCTGCCAAGTCAGGCAACAAGGTAGATGACCAGTTAGTAGAAGCTTTAGAGAAAGCACTACTGAATAAATAAAACTATCACGTAAGGAAGAAAAAAATGGCACCACTATGGGGAGCATCAGATTCTGATGAATCAAAGCCTAAGAATTTAACAACTGCTGAGAAGAAGGAA